CTAAATCATTTGATGGTGATGTTAAACCAATTTCATTCTCAGCAAAATATTTAAAAGAAATCCTTACCGCAAATAAAGAAGCAACATCTGCAAAATTAAAAGTATCAACCGATGGTTTAGCAAATGTTCAATTTCAAATCGATGACTTTATTTGTAAGTATTATTTAGTAGAAATTTCAAATTAATAAAAATGGCAGAACAATTAGATTTATTCCCACAAGAGGAATTACAACAACAAGATGCAGGTAGTATTGAAGTAGCAGAAGCACAACCAATTCAAGACGCAGAATGGTGCTTTCAGTTTTTTAACAATGAACCAATTGTATTTGCATGGTCAAACGAAGGTGAAGAACCTGCTCCATTGGTTTTACAATTACAACCAAACGAAGGTGAAGGATTAAATTTCCAACAAAACGGAATGACTTTTAGAGTGTTCCCAAGAGAAATTAGTGAAGAAACAAAAATAGAAAGAAAAAAACAAAATGCAAGTCAAAATAAAGAAGCTTAGTCCAGAAGCAGTGATACCAACATATGCAAAAGATGGTGATGCTGGTATGGATTTAGTAGCAACATCAATGAAGTTTGATGGCACACAAATTACATACGGAACAGGATTGGCAATGGAAATACCCGAAGGATTTGTAGGATTAGTATTCCCTCGTTCATCCATTCGTAAAACCGATTTATCATTAAGTAATTCGGTAGCTGTAATTGATAGTGGATATAGAGGTGAAATACAGGCAACATTTAATCAAAGGTCATTATCATCTCAAAGTGGTAGTTTTGTATATGGTGTTGGTGATAGGATTATGCAAATTATAATTATCCCACACCCACCAATTGAATTTAAAGAAGTAGATGAATTAACAAACACCGAAAGAGGCGAAGGCGGATTCGGTTCAACTGGAAAATAATATGAGTTTTTTCGTAAACGATATAAACAAAAGAGAACATAGTTTGTGGGTGGAGAAATACCGTCCACAAACTCTTGCTGACTATGTTGGTAATGAAACCATCAAAGAAACAATTCAGCAATATTTAGATGCAAACGACATACCACATTTATTGTTGTATGGAAAAGCAGGTACTGGTAAGACCACACTTGCTAAACTAATCGTAAACACAATCAAATGTGATTATATGATTATCAACGCATCGGATGAAAACAATGTGGACACCGTAAGAACGAAAGTTAAGAACTTCGCATCATCGGTTGGGTTTGCAGGTTTCAAAGTAATCATCTTAGATGAGTTTGATTATATGACACCGGGAGCACAAGCGATTTTGAGAAACTTAATGGAAACATTCAGTAAGCATTGTCGTTTTATCTTAACCTGTAATTACATTGAGAAAATAATTGACCCTATCCAAAGTAGATGTCAATCTTTCGCAATCACACCTCCGACTAAAAAGGATGTAGCAGTTCAGGTAGCAAAGATATTAGATGCTGAAAAGATTAAGTATGAACCAAAGAATATGGCTGATGTGATTAATTCATATTATCCAGATATTAGAAGGATACTTAATACTTGTCAATTACAATCTGCAAAAGGAGAATTGAAAGTAGACCATAGAGTAATGGTTGAAGCAAACTTTGCAACTAAACTTATTGAATTGTTAAAGGAATCCGATGACAAGAGAAATATGTTTATGAAAATTAGACAAGCAGTAGCAGACAACAAACTAAACGACTATTCGGAAATGTATACAATGTTATACGACAAAGTAGATGAATACGCAACAGGAAATGTAGCAAATGTGATTTTAACTATTGCAGATGGTCTTTCAAAAGATGCATTGGTAGTAGATAAAGAAATCGTATTTATGTCTACAATTATACAAATATTAAACATAATAAAATAATGGAACAACAACAATTACCCCCGAATTTTAATTTAAATGACGCAAGAGATATGGATTGTGATTGTGGTGGAAAGATTTTCCTACCAGCATATAGATTCAAAAAAATATCTAGATTATTAACAGGTGCACCAAAGGATTCGGTTATGCCAATTGAATTATATGTATGTGCATCATGTGGTAAAGCATTAAATGAATTATTACCACAAGAATTACAAGAAACAAAAATCATAGAATAATGGCTCAAAAGTTATTTGACCATATTAATGCAATAACTACTATTCAAGACCCAAAGTATTTTGATAAACTTTCAGAAGAAGATTTAAAAACTTGGAGTAACTTTATGATTAATAGATTTCTTTCAATGAAATCTGAATGGGTTGAATTGATTGCGTCTATCTTACCATTAACACAGACCCTTTCTCCAAAAGAAATGTATAGTTTGTATATTAATGTTATTCCAAAGGGTAAATACTTTTTGAAATATATTAAAGGAAAATCCGAAGATAAATATGAACAATTTATAGTAGAACTTTTAAAGAAAGAATACGATTGTTCCGAAAATCAGGCAATTGACTATTTAGAGGTACTATATTCCACAAGAGAAGGCAGAGAATACCTTAAATATGTTTGTGAAAAATATGGTATAGACAAAAAACAAATTACAAAACTGAAACTTAAAATCTAATGGAGGAAATAACTTCTAAATCGTATTGTAGATTTCCGTTTGTTCATATATGCTCATTAGCAGATGGAACTACAAAACCATGTGGTATTGCAGACTCATTTGACAACGGCCTAAATTTAAATGAACATACAATTGAAGAAGTATATAATTCTCCACAAATGAAGCAACTTCGTAAAGATATGCTTGAAGGTGTAAGAAACAAAGTGTGTAATGTGTGTTATAAAAAAGACGACGCGGGTGAATATAGTACTAGACAATTTTACAATGATAATAAGTTATGGGAACATCCTATTGTAAACGAAGATTATAGTGTAGATTCTATTCAACACTTTGATATTCGTTTTTCCAATTTATGTAATTTTACTTGTAGAATGTGTGACCACGGGTCATCTTCGAATTGGTATGATGCATATGAAATATTTGGATTTCCAAAACCAGTATCTAAGGTTATTAAATTAAGAGAAAACATACTTGAAGATTTGATACCACATATGAAAAATATTAGAAGTTTTTATTTTGCAGGAGGAGAACCTTTGATAATGCCCGAACACAATCAAATAATAACTTGGTTATACGAAAATTTACCAATAGACGAAGATGCTGGATGTAGACAATTAAGATTACATTACAACACAAATTTATCTATATTAAAATTTGAATCGACTGATTTAGTAAAAATGTGGAAAGGATTTAAAAGAGTATTTTTATCAATTTCATGTGATGGTGTATATGAAGTGGGAGAACATCAGAGAACGGGTTGGAAACACGATGTATTTGTTGAAAATATGAATACAATTAAAAAGAACTTTGGAGTATCTTCTACTAGAACCGGTGATAAAAAAAATTCAAGTGAATTAATTTATAATTTTCAATATACAACTACTATATGGAATATGCATCATATATTTGATTTTATTAAATTTATGAAAAAAAATAAATTTATAAAAACTACTGAAAATATTGACTTTACATATGCATGGTCTCCCGATTATTGTTCTATAAATAATTTTGAACCAAACGTAAAAGAAGAAATGATTAAATTATTCAAAAAAAATATGAGATATATAAAATCTGAAAAAACAAAAGCAGAATTTAATGGTATACTCAAATTTATGAATACGAAATCTAATGCAAAACCAGAGTATGTAAAAGATTGTTCTAAAAAAATGGATATACTCCGAGCACCAATCGTAAAAAAACCTATAATTTAATATAATTTGGTAAATCAAATTATTTGTCGTATATTAGATATAATATGGCAAGAGTATCATTTTCACAATATAGTATGTGGCATAGTTGTCCACATCAATACAAATTAGCATACATAGATAAGTTGGGAGAAAACTCTTCTAATATACACTCAATCTTTGGAACTGCAATGCACGAAACACTTCAAAACTATTTGGAGAAATGTTTAAGAATATCAAAGTCACAAGCTGACAAAATGATTGACTTAAAGGAATATCTAAAAGAAAGAATGAGAGATGCATATCTTAAAGAAACCGAAGGGGAAATAGGAAACACTACAATATGCACCAAAGAAGAAATGGTAGAGTTTTTAGAAGATGGAAATGTCTTATTAGATTGGTTTCAAAAACCCAAAAACTTTAACAAATTCTTTTCGTTAAAACACGATGAGTTGGTAGCAATTGAACAACCTATAAACACAAAGATTTCAGAGAATGTAAACTTTATGGGTTTCATAGATTTGATTATTAGAGATACCTTTAATGGTAGATATCGAATCATTGACTTTAAAACTTCTACAAGAGGTTGGAGTAAGTATCAAAAATCAGACCCAGTTAAAAATGCACAAATTCTTTTATACAAAAAGTTCTATGCAGAATTATTAAACATTTCCGAAGATGTGATTGATGTTGAATTTATCATATTGAAAAGAAAAGTACAAGTAGTAGAAGATATTCCAACACATAGAATGAGTAAGCATGTACCTGCAAATGGTAAAGTATCAGTAAATAAAGCTTGGAAGGGTTTTACGGAGTTTGTAGAGAGTGTATTTGACAAAGAGGGTAATTATAAAACTGAGATAGAGTATCCAAAGAACGCAACGAAACTATGTGAATGGTGTGAGTTTTTTCATAGAGGATTGTGTGATAGAGGATTAAAAAATTTAAATTAAACAATATATATTTTAAAAGTTATGGCAAAAAAGAAGATTCTGTTACTTTCAGATGATTTAAGAATGGCAAGTGGTATTGCAAATGTTTCTAAGCAATTAGTTTTAGGAACGGTGGATAAATACGATTGGGTACAATTAGGTGCAGCAATCAAACATCCTGAAGCAGGTAAAGTATTTGATTTAAACGATAGTGTTAGAGAACAAACGGGTGTAAAGGATGCAAATGTTAAAATCTATCCATCCGATGGTTATGGTAATCCTGATACCATTCGTCAATTATTAATGATTGAAAAACCCGATGCAATTCTACACTTTACCGACCCAAGATATTGGATTTGGTTATATGAGATGGAACATGAAGTTCGTCAATCAGTACCATTATTCTTTTATCATATTTGGGATGATTTACCAGACCCGAAATATAATAGAGATTACTACGAAAGTTGTGATTGGATTGGATGTATTTCAAAACAAACTTATGGTATTACTAAAAGAGTTTGGAGTTGGGATAAAGAAAAGCATTGGACACCACCAGCAGATTGGCAAGTAAGTTATGTGCCACATGGTATCAATTCGGAATTATACAAACCAGTAGAAGTTCCCAAAGATTTTAAAGAAAGTGTATTTGGTGAAAAAGAATATGAATTTGTTTTATATTGGAACAATAGAAATATTCGTAGAAAACAACCCGTTGATGTAATTTTGGCATTTGATAAGTTTGTACAACAATTACCAAAAGAAAAACAAGACAAAGTATGTTTATTAATGCATACTGCTCCTGTGGAAGAACATGGAACGGATTTACCAAGAACAATTGCAGAATGTTGTTCACCTGAAACCAATGTAGTATTTGCACCAAATAGATATTCCGAAGAACAATTGAACTATCTTTATAATATGGGTGATGTAACAATTAATGTAGCATCTAACGAAGGATTTGGATTAGCAACCGCAGAATCAGTAATGGCTGGAACTCCAATTATTGTAAATGTAACGGGTGGAATGCAAGACCAATGTGGATTTGAAATTGATGGCAAATATATAACTGCAGAAGATTATGTTAAAATTGGTTCTTTAAATAATAAGAAACAATACGAGAACACAAAACATGGTGATTGGGTTAAACCAATTTGGCCAGTACGTTCAACAACGGGTTCAGTTCCTACTCCATATATTTTTGACGATAGAGTTGATTTTGAAGATATTACTAAATTGATTATGGATTGGTATAATACTCCAAAAGAAGATAGAGATAAAGCAGCTTTAAAAGGTAGAGAATGGATGTTAGGTGATGGTATATTGAGCAGAGAAGCAATGTGTAAAACATTAACGGATGGTATGGAAGGTGCATTTCAAAATTGGAAACCAAAAGAAAAATTTAAATTAATAGAGTTATAGTATGAAACCAACATTAGTATTTCAGGCACCAATAGCAACAAGAAGTGGGTATGGTGACCACGCAAGAGATTTATTACATTCTCTTTATAAATTAGATAAGTTTGAAATTAAAGTAATTAGTACCCGTTGGGGACAAACTCCAATGGACGCACTTAATTACGACAACGAATTTCACAAATGGGTAATTGAAAATATTATTCCAAAAATTGAACAAAAACCAGACATTTATATTCAGGTTACTGTACCAAATGAATTTCAACCAGTAGGACATTATAACATTGGAATCACTGCAGCAATTGAAACAACACATTGTGCATTAGATTGGATACATGGTTGTAATCGTATGGATTTAATATTAGTACCATCTGAACATTCAAAAAAGAGTTTAGTAGATACGGTTTATAATGAGGCAGACAATAATACAAAACAATTAATAGCACAACATAGAATTCAAAAACCAGTTGAGATTCTTTTTGAAGGATTTGATGAAATGGATTTTGGAACCGATGAGGTAGCACATATTTCTGAATTAGATGCTATAAAAGAAGATTTCGTATTTCTATTTGTAGGACATTGGTTAAGAGGTGATTTGGGCGAAGATAGAAAGAATGTTGGAATGATGATTAAGACATTCGCAATGGCATTCAAAAACGAAAAGGTTAAGCCAGCATTAGTTCTTAAAACCAGTTCAGCAGGATTTAGTGTGATGGATAGAGAGACTACTATTAAAAAAATTAAAGAAGTATTGGGTAAAGATTATAAGTCAGTTCCAATTTATCTTTTACATGGTGATTTAACCCCTACTCAAATGAATGGGTTGTATGAACATAAAAAGGTAAAAGCAATGTTAAACTTTACAAAAGGTGAAGGATTCGGTAGACCTCTATTGGAATTTAGTTTAACAGGTAAACCTGTAATTGTATCTAATTGGAGTGGGCATATTGATTTCTTAAAACAAGGTGCAGTATTGTTGGAAGGTGAGTTAAAGCCAGTACACGAATCAGCAGCTGACCAATTTTTATTAAGAGAATCACAATGGTTTAATGTAAATATTTCAAAAGCATTGGTTGCAATTAAAGATGTCTACAAAAATTATGACAAGTATAAAATCGCATCATATCAGTTAGGTAAACAAAACAAACAAAATTTTAGTTTGTCAAAAATGACTAAATTATTTGATACAATATTAAATCAATATAGTATTTATACTAAAATACAACCCAAGTTTCAACAATTACAATTACCAAAATTGAAAATGTTAAATAAATAGATGCCAGCATATAATCCAATATATCGTAGATACATAGATGATAAAAATATTGTAATGCCAAACCAAATGGTAAGGG